ACCACCTTCCATCAAGGCACCGACCGGAGCCGGGCCTTGAACCACGAAGATGGAGCCGTTATCTGCGCGGCGTCCGGGCAGCATTACGGGGTGGTATCCACCCAAGACAACACGTCGGTCGTGTAGGTCGGTGCGAACAGTTGTGCGCCGCTGTTCGCTTCCTGCACGGTGTCGTCGGTTGCATTGAAGTCTTCGATCACCGTGCCATCGGTCATGGACTGGACCTGATTCTCCATGCCCTTGCCGAAGCCGATGAAGTTGGTGCGACAACCCTTGGACACCGCCGCACCATCGGTCAGGGCTTGCGCCGCTGCGATGTTCGGTTGAGCGCCACTGGTGAGGCCAACTACTGCGCCTGCTACTCCTGCCATGATTTTCTCCTTTCAAGAGAAACCGGGGGCCGAACTGCGCCCCCGCCAAGTTTAGTCGTTCATGCGGCCTTGGAACTGCAGGCCCGAGGAGGTCAGGTTGCCAGCCCATGCCAGAATCTGCACTTCGGCGTCCTGATTGACCGAGTAACGCTTGCCCGGAGACAGCGGAACCATGTCACGCTGTGCATGCGGACGGTAGAACAGGTACTTGGTGTTCAGCATGAAGCCGGTGGAAGCTGGGCAGAAGCCGCCGATACCGCCGTCGAGCACCACGTCCGCGTCCATGAACTTGGTGGTCACGAAGCCGAGGTTCGCGTCCTGCGAGGAGGTGAAACGCTGGATAGCCTGCAGGCTGTTCATGTACAAGCCCCACAGCACCGAATCCACGATGACGAGGTCGGGACGGTCATTGCCGCGAACCAGTTGTCCCCACAGGGTGTTCATGTAGGTCTGGATGTTGGCAGAGGTGACAGCCGCGCCGCCGTTGGTGGTGAAGTCGAACGCCTTGGAGCGCCAGAAGTTCCACGTGGCACGGTCGATGCCGCCGGGGGAGCCGGTAGCCGGATTGACCGGCACTTGAAGGTTCAGGCCGGTGATTTCCTTGCCACCGTAGCCGGTGCCGTCGGAGTACAGGCCGGAGGCGATCAGGTTGGCCATCGTGGACTCGGCAACGGCAATGCGGCCTTCAAGCAGGTCGATGATCTGCTCCTTGCCGGCGTTCTGCAGTTGCTCCAGACCGGAGATGGTGACCGGGCAAGCGGCCTGCTTGATGTCGTACTGGGCGGCGGAGATCACGTCCTGTGCGGCGACCGGCAGCGTCTCATAACCACTGTAGTAGCCTGCGTTCGCGTTTTCGGCGAACGACAGTTCCTGAAGAATGACGTTACCACCGGAGAACTTCTTGATGTTGCCGCGCTGCTTCAGGCGGGACAACAGGGCGTTGTTCTTGGTGACGTTGTCGGCGATGACGCCGGAGCGGTTCTGGATCGTGGTCGCGATGACATCACTGATCGAGGGATTTGCGAAGGCCATTTGGCTTCTCCTATTGAGGTTTCGGGATGGTGCTCACGGGACTTCCGGTGGGCGGGTTCGCTCCGGCGGGTGTCGTGGGCTGGACACCTTCAACAACGATAGGGGTTTGCCTGAACAAGATCGGCACAGGGTTGGCATCGGCAAGCGCATGTCCCGGTCCAATGATCTGCTTCGTCATTGTGCTGAGAAATCTGCTGACATCCTGCTCCCTGTGTCGCCGATCAAGCTGGCAATGGTCCCACGTAAATCAGTTGGATTTCCGACGTTAGTACCGGGCGCACCGGGAGTTCCGCTTACACTTACTGCGGCTCCTTTGGCGCGTTGCGCCTGCTGGTGGGCTTGCAGCGCAGCCTGAGTAGCTGCCTGTGACGAATCTCTTGCGGTTGATGCCTGATACGTGTCGTCATTCATCCGTACCGCCTTAGTGTAGGCGTCGGGAAGAGAGATTGCAATCCCCCTGCGCGCATTCACTTCGACAATGTCCGCCATCAGGTCACGCACCTCGTCGAAGTACGGATACTGCGGGTCGACGGCCATCTGCTCGATGGTCTGGGTGACCTGCTGTTCCTGCTGGTAGCGCGCCTGCTGCTCGCGCTGCTGCTGCGACTGGACGAACTGCTGCAGGGGCGCAAGACGCTGCTCCAGAATGCGCTCGATGTTCGACTGTTGGACGACCGCCTCAGGGGCGGGCTGGCCGGCAATCGCCGCATCAAGCGCGAAGATGTCGATGTTGAACTGCTTCACCATATTGGCAACCAACTGTGCCTTGTCCTGCGGTGTGCCGTTGAACAGTTGGCGCTCGACGGAGAGCAGGTTGTTGATCGCCGTCGCTGTGTTACCACCGTAGACCGTGTTGATGCGGTCCATGTGCGGGGCGAACACTTCCTGCATCTGGCTGACCTGCTGACGCACGTGCGCCGTTTCGTTCATGACCTTGGTGATGTCGCGCTCGCGGCGGGCGACTTCCTGACGCACATTCAGGGGCAGGGTTTCCCAGAGCTTCTTGGACTCACCCTTCCACGATTGCGGCGCGCGGTCTACGCGCTGACGTGCTTCACGCTCGGCTGGAGTCTCATCCTTGTTTTCCACCTTTTCAGGCGTAGCACCAGCCACCTCCTCGATGCTTGGTGGAGCATCTTTTGGTGCCGCATCGGACGCCACACTCTCCGCAGCCGGCGCAGCGGATGGGGTGCTCTCCGGCGCAGGACTTGCCGCTTCAGGAGCAGGGGAACTCTCGACTTGAACGGGTTCGGAGTGTTCTTCAATTGCGTTCTCCAGTGTGGTGCGTAGCTCTTCGGACATGGTGGTTTTTCCTTATTTGTAGAGTTGCTGCTTCAGTTGCTCCCGAATCGCGGCGCGATCGGGCTGGTACTGGGGACGCCCGACGGGCAACCCCTTCAGTTCCGCAGTCGGGACGACATCATGGCGTTTACAATGCTCTCTAAGCCCAGCGCGGCCAGATACCACACTCCCATCGATAGGGCTGACAAAATCAGGTAGATCACCCATAACGGAGTACGATCTGTTGCCCTGTCCAGCCAGTTCAGGTAGCGGTCCATCTTTGTCATAAAGTACCCCGTTGATCTGAATGTAGGATTTACGCGCCATTTTTCGGCTTCCTCGGTTTGCGGGCCGGCTTGATCGGCAACAGTTCGATTTCCTCCTCGACCATCTCCTCGACGATCACCTCCGGCGGAATGTCGACGAACTCACCAGCCCAGTAGATTTGCCCGGTCTTCAGGTCGCGCAACAGCCGGCGACCCATCAGTTCGGACTCCTTGACGGTGAAACTGATGTCCATGTAATCAGTCTGCATCGCTTTCTCCTTTTGTTTCTGCTGCATCTTTGCGGGCGTCGGCAACCATCTGCTGGCGGGCCATGGCTTCGTTCTGTGCCCTCTGCATTTCGAACTTCTGCTGCTCGTGCGCCATCGTCTGCTGGTGTTCCTGCTGCTTGAACACCAGATCCATCTGCATCTTCTCGCGCTCCGCCGCCAGTTTGGCCTGAGACTCCTGCTGCTTCATCGCCATCTCCTGCTGCTTGGCCTGAGCATTCATCTGGGCTTCCTGCTGCTTGACCTGCATCTCGACCTTGACCTTCTCAACGGCGGGGTCGGGCGGCGGGGGCGGCGGGTTCTTGATCTTCTGCATGATCTCAGCCAGCGTACGATCGATGACACCTTCAAGCTCCTGCGCACCCTTGAAGCCGGAGATGGAGAACTTCAACGACTCGAACAGGATGGGGGCCGACTCGGGGACAGCCTTCATGGTGGTCGCCGCCGACTGGAGCAGGGTGGCCACGGCGTTCATGAACTCGACCTTCTCCTGCTTCTGCTGGGCGTAGTCGGTCATGGCGAGGCTGTCGGCCTGCACATTCACGCGCCACTCGAATTCCTCATGGTCGCCCTTCAGCAGCTGGACGGCGGCATCGACAACCTGCGGGTCTTGGATGTCCGGGTAGAACTCCATGTTCGCCAACTTGAGGATCTGCTGGGGAACGAAGTGCCGGCAGATGATCTCGCCCTTCAGCCGCAGAATCTCCTCGGCGAAACGAGCCACTTCATCCTGCAACTTCTGAATGCGAACAGATGCAAACTGCGCTTTGAGATTCTGCGCCCCCAAGGTTTCCGACGCCTTCGTATTGCCGCGGACAATGTCGCTGATGCCGGTCAGTTCGTAAATCTGCCCCTTGATGTCGTCACGGGCCTGACGCAGTCGTTCCAGCGCGGCGATGACCTCACCTAGCGGGAGCCAGTCGACACTGCCCTTGACGCCACCCTTCTCGGCGAAGATCGCCCAGTTGTCCACGGGGATGAGCGAGTTCTCGCTGCCCTGCTGCAGCATCCGCTGGACGCCCGAGGCACTGGCATCGTAGACGCCGACCACCTTGATCGCCTTCTCCAGCATGGTGATGCGCGTGGTGACGTTGTTCAGTTCATCGTACTGATCCTGCGCGAGGATGTAGTCGGCGCGCGGAACGTAGTCCTGCGAGGTCGGGTTCGCGAGCATGAACTGCGGGCACGGGAAGAAGCTCTCGAGTTGCAGCGGGTCTTCCTTCGCGTCGCAGATGACATCCATGCCCTCGGCGACCCAGTACACGGTCCTGTTCTCGAGGCACCAGATCTCCCAGATCTCGGCCTTCTGCCACGGGTCGTTCTCGATACCGCCCTTCAGGAAGGTGCGCTTCGTTGTGCCCAGCGGGATGTTCTCGCCAATTTTCTCCACGAAGCGCTCGACTCATTAGTCGCTGCTGAGGTAGTTGCGGAAGGCGATCCAACGCACTTCGTCCCACGTCCGC